GGACGGCGGAATAAGCGGAGATCCATCTACTTTCATCAAATTAGCTCCAGTCCTGCTCACCAGTCATAGCCGCTCATGTTGGGGGACGATACCCGCACCAACAGAACTGCACTACAATGATGAGTGTTTCTGATTCACTAACGATTTCCGGTAAACTTCTCTACCATAGCCGGACTTGCTTATTCAGTCTGCAATTTTTGGAAAGGTTGCTATCCCTTTATACCGATTGTAATATAACAATCACCACTCAGTTCGTTGAACTGATACAAGATCTACTCTGTTATTTTTATTCGCACTGAGTACCCATGCGTTTTCACAATATTTTATATACGCGTTATGCTTCGCGTTAAATCTGTATTCCACAGCGTGGCAACGGTTTTATACCGCGAGTGTTGCTCCCGCAATGATCTATTTCATCTTAGTTGGTTGGGTTATCATACCGCTTTCTTTAAGAACCAATTAATATTTCAATTACATTGCTGTAATTCTCAAATATCCAGAAGCTGTCACAGCTCCTCCTGTATAGATATTTGTTACTGTCAACGTCAATGTTGAGGCTCCATTCGATTGTACAAATGCACTTCCCGATACCGTTGAACCCGTATCTTCTCCTGCAAATGTTCCTCCTGTTGTCTGAGGTTGATTACCTAACATTACATTAACTCCACTTAAAGCTAGTGATACTGTGCTAAAAGTTGCCCCTGTTGTACTATTAGCACTAGCCACTACATAGTCTACATTGTAATTACCCACAGGTAATAACAAAGATCCTGCTGTATTTACAATTCCTAAGCCATTAGCTGATTGTGTCGCTAATAACAATTGTACTCCTGCATTATCTGCTGTAGCTTCCGTTGTTGTGCTTTGAAATACTGCCACTGAATTATTCGTTGGTGCAGCCAAAGCTGTATCTAAAATGGGTATAGAAAGTCGTACTCTATAACGTACATGTAACTCTCCAACTTCCACATTATTTACAATGCCTTGAGTTGAAACAAAAAAGTTTCCAACATCATAGGTCTTAATGTCCGAGGCTCCTGGTAAGCCTGCTGGTCGAACAAAACGGGCATCATTGTTTGGATGCTTAAAAAATTTTGGTGGTATTATCAACCCAAAATTTTCACAGGGCATTGCATCCCTATGTGGATCTGTATCTTCCACCTGTTGTTTCGTAGTCGGAGCTCCATCTGAGGCATCCGAATCAAAATGGAACATTACTTTCCCTACTTGTCCATTTGTTGCAAATTCTGAAACTTCCCTTTTATAATAAAATTCTAGGTACTCAAATTCGTACTTCTCAAAATTCTTGGCTATTGTTGAGCCCCAAGGGAAAGTTCCTACCTGCCCAATATTTATGGGATATTGGGTAGTATGAAAATTTGGTTGATTTGCAACTGTTACAGCTCCAATATACTCGTCTTCCGAGATTGTCATTCCTTGCCGATTGGTTGTAATATTTCGCGAACTAGAGTTATTTCCTCCAATTTGCCTTGGTCCACGCCCTCGATTCATTTTTGGCGTTCCATTTGCGTTCCACTGACTTGATCTTGCAGCTAGAACGCCTACACCTCTTCGGACTCTTCGTCTTTTCGGTGCTTTATTTGTGTTTGTTTTTGGTTGTTGGGCCCCACGATTAGGACCTCTGCGACTCTTTGCAGTTTTATTAGGATTTTGACGTTTACCGCTCATAATTCTTTTATGTGACTTAATTATCTTTCTTTCGTTTTCACATAATGATTGCATCCTAACAACCTCATAATGTATTGTTTTTCCAATGAATATTTCTTTAATTTTTTCATCTGACAATATTCCACATTTGGCATCTCGCCACATTTGGTCTTCAGCACACACCTTGTCAAATTCAGACAGCAAGTATGCTATTAATCCTCTACAAAATTTTCGGAAGATTAAATCTGTCCATCCTACCTGCAATAGAGCTGATGCTCTTTGTAACGTGGTTGCAGGGGTATGATGAGCTCGTGGTGCATACAACAATGTTGTCATCAGCTTGGCTCGATCATACAATGGTACTGCTTTATCGGCTATAAAGACAGTATGAGCTGAAAGAAAATCTAAGTCCACCGCAGGACGGGGTAACATTGAATCGGTTGTTGTTGTTACTCCTAAGATTTTCCATTCTTTAATCACGGATGATGCATTAAAGAATTGATGTGCCCAATCAGACACTGTCCATGTATTATCATCTCCTACTAGTATTTTTGAAGTATGTTCTTCAAAATCTCCATATGTTGGCGCAATTAATGTTTCTTCGTTTTGTTCATTCCCACAAAAACGGTCCCAATTAATTATCCAAGCATAAGCTAACAG